ATGAGCATCAACGCCGCACGTAGGGGATATGTATCTGACGGGCAAGCTGTGGCAGAGGCTGCGGGCGCGCGCCAGCGCGGCAGCAACCTTGCCACAGCGAAGCAAACGGAAGCCCCCACTAGTAACACGGGGCGATTTGAGCAGAGCTCAACACTGTCAACCGTACTAGTCATGCAAAATGGGCAGATTAAAGAAATTCCAGTCAAAAAAGGTGTGGGTACTGCTGCGCACATAGATACCCTTACCATAACCATGCCCGAATTAGTTTTTAATCAGTCATTGGATGCCGTCACAGATGATGAAGTTGCAGGGCATATTAGTGGGACTATTTATGAAATCATGGGCTACGGTTTATCGAGTGTAGCTCGAGGTCGTAACGGCTATAGCATGTCCTATTTAATGGGCACTGAACGCGTATCGTATGGTTATGTTGCGTTTGGAGGCTCACAGCAAAGAGAAACCGTATGTATTCATTTTACCGGCACCGGATTAATGGCAGCGCAAGACGGCTGGGAACATCGGCTATATCAATTCCTACAGGATTTTGCGCCGAATGCAAGAATAACCCGATGCGATTTAGCTCATGATTTTATTGAAGGTGAGTACACACCTGAGCAAGCATTAAAAGATTGGGAATCAGGGCTATTTACCTCAAGGTATACAAAGCCAGTAGCCGAATGCGTTGGTTCAGATTGGTTATCTGGTACCAATCGAGGCAAAACCCTATATATAGGCTCACGCAAATCAAGCAAATATTGCCGAATATATGAAAAAGGCAAAGAGCAAGGTGATGAACAATCCAAATGGGTGCGTTTTGAATTAGAACTGAAGAACAAAGATATCATTATCCCTCATGACATATTAATAAATCCAGGGCAGTATCTGACTGGTGCATATCCGATATGTGAACAATTATTTAAAAATCATAAAGAGCAAATAGCAAGAATAGAGTTAAAAAAAAAGCAGGAAACAGTAGGCATCGAACATTGCCAGAAATATGCCAGCATGCAGGCATCAGGTTTTTTAAACTACCTGCATAACGAATTAAACTTAACCAAAGAAGAAGTATTTGATTTTGTAGTAAATCCAGTAGCAAAAGTACCAAAGAGGCTAGATACATCTGTTTATTTTTGTAACAACCTAACCGTTCCGTTTATGCATGAGCGTAGGCGTTTGACATATTCAATAGATGAATTATTGGACAAAATAGGAGATGAATTTGATTCTAAAACCAAATGTAAACTAAAACATATGACATTCGAGGAATATAAGAACGCAATGTACGCAGATGTGTGGAAAGAGGCTCGTTATTATATGACTCCGCAAGAGATTTTAAACCCTAAAAGAGAATGGAATTAAACATGAAAGCATTACTATTAAAAGTTAAATGGAATAAAGGTCAAACCGAAAACGGCACACAATACGACTATTGTCGCGTGACATTACAGCTACCTGTGTATGACGGTGCAGTAAATGAATTCGGCGTAGATTCAGCAGATTACGAATACGGCAATGCCGAATCACATAATAAACTATTGCATTTAAAAGGGAAATTGCCTATTGAAGTAGACGTTGAATTTCAACAAGTCAAAAAAGGCAACCAGACATTAAA